AATCGTATCCCCTCATCATTTTATTTTGCCCAGATATTTACTTCTATTTTAAGCAATTTTCTTAAGATTAGCAACAAGGAAATGCATATTTTTAGGCACTGGCCATAAAATGTACTAATTCTTATTTGGAGTATCATATGCAAAAATATTTTTCCAGAAAAATTACACGAAAATTCTTTTATTCCTTTGCATTTTTTCTGATAACAAGTTTTCTGACGGGGACTATTCTTTTTCCTGTGAAAATAGTTTCTTTGGCTTCTTCTGGTAATTCTATGGAAAACTCTTTAAATCCACTTTCTGACAATTCAGGAATCAACGAGCTTTCTAATCGTTTAAAAAATATTACTACTTCTAATAATATTTCTGTTCAAGCTGCCACTGATAGTACTTCTAATGTTTCTTACCAGACTAACTCTGAAAGTTCCAGTGCATCTTCTGCAAACACTGGATTTCAATCCGCTGCACCTAATGCCATTTTAATGGAAGCCACTACTGGTACAATTCTTTATGAAAAAGATGCAGACAAAGAAAAACCTCCTGCAAGCGTCACAAAAGTTATGACTCTCTTACTTATCTTTGAAGCTCTTTCAAAAAAGCAGATTACCTTAAATGATACGGTTACCGTCAGCGAACACGCTGCATCTATTGCTCACTTATGATGGAACTTATAATGTAACTTATAATGTAACTTATTTACTCTTAATAAGCTTGCCTTTCTTTAGAAGATTCAGCAGCCTTGTATTCTGCATTGCACTGCCGGTATAATTTTTAACCCCGTTTAAGGTTGCAATCCTTTTGCGGTTGCTCTTCGAAGGATTGATGCTTAAGGATTTCAATGCATCAACAATCGAACTAGATTTTCCCTTATATCGTGGATAGTATACAATCTTTTTCTTAACAGGTTTCTTTGTATTTTCTTCAACTTTTTTCTTCACTGGCTCTTTATAAAGTACATTTAAGTCAAAGTTTCCGCTGTTACCGTTTGAAATCGTCTTCGGGAAACGTCCTTTAGATGTATACTGCCATGCGACATTTGCCGCTGCTGGCTTTTTCTCCTGATTTGGATTTGTTGCAATCTGCATTCGTTTATTTGAGTTATAATAGCGAGCAATCCACCAGTTGTTGCACTTTACAAGTTTTCTATCAATATGTTCCTCATAATAGCTTTTTCCCGTATAAGCGCCAAACACGTACCCTCTTGATTCGACAACTTCCTGTGCAGCGTTAATGATTTCGGCGATTTTCGCCTTGCTCAAGGCTGCCTGTACCTTATCCTCGATATCAAACCACACGCCATACTCAAAGTGTGTTTTATCAATTTTATCAAGAATATCACAGACAAGCTCCATGTCACTTTTAGCCTTTGTCGCTGTAGTTGCGTAAGAGTAATTATATACTCCCCAGTCGATTTCATTTTCGTTGCAGGCTGTGTAATTCTCATTAAACTTTTTGTCTCTGTTCAGGTCTTTTCTGATAATTTTCAGGATAGCTCCCTCGCATCCGTATCCTTTTGCCTTTTTCCAATCCACAGCCCCGTTGTAGGATGATACGTCAACCAATTTTCTCATGTCTTATTCCTCCTCTTCATCTTTAATACTTAATCCTAAAACTTTTCTAATCTGGTTTGGCAGTAAGTCTGGATTGATCTTTCCAATGTTTTCAATAATACTGCCTAATTCCATCAAAATTATGTACACGCATACTCCTGCTGCAATTGGGACCCGGAAGCCGAGGTCTACGAATTTTTGAGCATAATCAATAAGATATGCTAAAGCAACAAGCATGATTGAGCCGAATTTGTGATACAGCCCCTTTCTCATTATTGATGATTTCCAAATATGATTAGCAACAGCGGCAATATTTCCGCTGATCGAATCAAACACAATAAATAAACAAGTTAATAAAGGTAACATAATAGCATCCATCTCCATTCCTCCTACTTTACAATTACTATTCCTCTGTACTTTTCATTTGTACATTTCTTCTTATTTTCTTTTTCGGCTGTTGTTACATTCTTCCTTCCATCAGAAAACCGCCACACCCTACCTGTCTTGTTGTCCCGCAATAAAACAACCGTATGAATCGGGTTGCCCTCTTCAAACAAAATCATATGTCCTTTTTTTAGATGTGCTTCGATTCTGTCATTGCTCATGCTTTTATGATAGACTGCTGGCTTTCCTGAGCAAATCATATTGATTCCCCTCACAATTTCCGTCAAAGGATACTTTGCACCACATTTCAGTTTTCTTCGAGCGTACCGCAATGTCTGCTGCATATTTTTCTTAACGCCCTTATAGCGTAAAGCCATATAAAAAGCGACAAGGCTACAACCATGTCGCTTGATAAAATCCGTTTTAAAATTATGCTGTGAAGGGACCGGGATAATCCGGCCGTTGTCTAAGATAACCCTCCACGGAAATCGCTTTTTTGTTTTTTTATCCTTATTTGCTACTATTTTCATTCAGATCACCTTTACAGATTGCTACTTTACTCCACCGGCCGTGGTATTTTCCGAACACCGGGCGAATACGGATGTAATAATTCTGATGAATATGTGCGCACGGTTCGTCATTTAAACTGCACGTGTATTCCCTCGTTGCACTACCCCAGTTTGGACCACCTTTCTGATTATGCACATCTTTTTTAAATTTTTTATCCGGTGAAATCTGGTGCTCGTACCCTGTCGTATTTTCCAAATGCGTCCATTTATACATAAATTTTCGTTCATTTTTTCCAATTGTGTTGTAGCTGATAGAAATTTTTATCGGCTTATGTGTCACAGCCCGTACAAAATTTTTATAGTTTTCTGTACGATTGTAATTCACCGTTCTAGCAGACGTATAAACCGGAAATAACAGACAGCACATCATCATTACACATAAAATCATTCTCTTTTTCATAACTCTTCTCCTTTATTTTTCTGAATTATCAGTTACCAGTTCCTCAAAACCACTGTCAATCAGAATTTCTTTCACTTTTTCTTTTAACAGTCTCGGTACGTCCTTATACTCTTTTTTTCCTAGCATAATCTGCTGTGCCCATAACATTGCCATCATTTCTTTACCTCTACTTTCTTTAATATAAAAATATGTTAATAGTTTTAACATTACTGATAAACCATCTCACTCATTTCGAGTAGGCATTCCCTCAGCATGTTGTTTTCTTCTTTTACCTCTGCGATCATTTCCAGTGCTGTTTTCTCTCTTTCCGGTTCGTAATCTAAATATTTCGCCGAATCAGCAGCAACCATCTCCTGCGTAATCACAGATGAATCAATATTAAATTCGTTCATGTCATAGCGAAACTGAACAAATTCATTTTCCTCGCATTTCTGCGTGACTTCTTCAACGGAATTTAAATCATAGATAAATACATCCGCCGTGCCATCTGGAAGCGAAAAATAATCATAGCTTTTTGTCAAACGGCTGGTAAAATAGCCTTTGCTTCGCATCTAATCACCTCTTTTGCTCTGTTTAATGTTCTTTTTATGTTATATTTCCTCGAAATCATCACTGAATCAGAATTTTTAACCATGCCGTTACGGGAGATTATCTTATTTGCTACATTTCTGCACATTGTTCTCGCTTTATTTTTATATCTCACAAGCAATCTCCTAATTCTTTTCCAGTTCCTTTTTCTGATTGTTGTATGTGTTCTCGTGATTTTATAGCCCATCATGTCGATTGTTTCCGAACCTCTATGATAATTATTCTCGCTCTTAAATCGTAGCCCTAATTTTCTTTTCAGAAAATCATGTAGCATTTTGCGTGCCTTCTTTAGATTTTTAAGATTTGGTGAAAACAAAATAATATCATCCATATAGAAAAGCTTCTTTGAGATCATATTAATTCGCTTCCCTCTTCGGAGTGTGTAACAATGATTATCAATGTAGTGCCAGGCGTATGACAGATAGTAATTTGCTAAATACTGACAGAGATACGAGCCGATACACAGCCCTTCTTCGTATGTATCTAAGAGGCGATAGATAACTTTCAAAATTGCTTCATTCTTAATATCCCTTGCAAGCAATTTCTTTAACCTGTCACGCGGGATGCTCGGATAATAATGATAGATATCCTCTTTGCAGTAATACTTTGTTGCTGACTCTTCCTTTCTTATCCATCGCTCTATTGCTTTCTTGCCGAAGATTTGACCTCTTCCTTTCGTGCTTGCGCATTGATACGGTCCGATTTTTGCATTTAACATCGGTTTAATCGCATTAATCACGATGTAATCATAAACCTGTTGTTTAATGCTTGCGATGCCGATTCTTCTCTCTTTCCCACTCGCTTTATCAGTTCGATTCTGATAATGAATTTTTCTAAGAGGTATACAATTATTATTGATCTCCTCTAATAAGTCCTTAGAGATTACAGGAAAGAGGGTCTTTTTAACATTCTTTCTCGCTTTAGTATCGCTATATACATAGTGACGGATTGATTTTGCCGCATCGTGTAGGCTTTTATCCGTCATTTTATGACGAATAGCATATCCCGCAAGGAAATAAGCTACATCCTTACGCCTCCATCTTCTTTTTAAACAATCACTTAAACATTTTCTTATGTATTCTTCCGTGAATACAAAATTTTTGCAAAACCGTTTCATTTACATCCTTTCGTTGTATAGCATAGACTTTCATTTCTATTACTAGCCTACCGGTTTCATATACAATTTTTAGACTACAACTTTAGTTGAGCCTAAGGAGCTTTCGCTGTCCTGCCAAGGTACGAAATACGTGTCAAAAGTTATTTTAGATGTATAATTTTTTCGAATTGCGACCGCCGATATTCCACCTGCAGTTCCCAAGCCTGTTGTTCAGATTCAGGTAGAACAGCCCGCAGGTATCCCTGTTCCTGAGATTGCCAAACGACTGGAGCGGTGCTGACACGCAAACCCTAGTTAATGATGGGAGGAATCCCCTCTTCCTTGCGGAATTCACCCCTCTTGTAAAACCGCGTTGACAGAAAGGCGACCGCCGAAATGCCACCAGCAGTGCCCAAGCCTGAGGCTCAGACTCAGGCAGAACAGCCCGCAGGCAACCCCGCTCCAGAGATCGCCAAACGACCGGAGCTCCCTTGTTTCTCCAACACCACCACTTAGATATATCGCGTCGCCGCACCCTTTTGAGCTACCGCTACCACTTTCTCCACAGCTTGCTGCACATAGATATCCATTCTTAAAATTTAAATGTGTAATATAGTTCCATGCGTTTTTACTTGTTATGCTAATCTCCGATAACTTAATATAGCCTGCTTGATTCTGTTTAGGAGTCGTTACCGCCTTTGTTGCATCTGCTAATCCATAAATCTCGCATGTGTTATCGCCAGTAATGATGCTAAATCCGGACATAATCTCATAGATACCCAGCTGCATCTCGATGCCCTGAAAAACAATAGGATATCGTCTGTTTGTGAGGCCTGCGACCGTAGGACAAGGGCTTCCTGTTCGTCCTTTCACATCCTTATTAAATCCGGTTCTCCAGTGCATCGAGGACATGATACATCTTAATTGTGTATCTCCAGATTCCTGATGCACCGTTGAGAATGCATCACAATCAAGATAAACCGCCTTGTTGTTATCATCTAATGTCTCAATTTTTAAAACCTTAACATCAAATGCAATCTCATGAATTCGCTTATCATATCTATCGTTAGAACGGCTTGAACCGCTCATATATTCGTGCCCGACAGATACATAGCTTCCGATTTCAATGCTGGAGGCCTGCGAATTTGTAACAGGAAAATAAGTATGTAACTCATCGCTTTCAATCGAGGCAACAAACTGAAAACTATTACCAGTGCATCCCGTCATTGTTTTATCACTGCTGATATCTCCGAACATCAATAGCCATGTGGTCTGGATATATCCATTATCTAAAAATGTAGCTAGCGAATAGTACTTTCCGCGCTTCTTCATACACGCAATGCTATCATTCATTGAAATAGCTTCTGTTGTAGAATCACTCGTTCGGAATGCACAGCGTTTATTCGGCTGAGAATGTAATAAACCATCATCACCTGTAACAAGCGGATATTTCGCGATCAGGAAGAAAGGATTCTTTGTCCCGTCTAAGTTGTATGCTAATTTGTTTAATTCGTATCCCTCACGAGGGGTAAAGCACCGGGAATATCTCATGTATCCATTGCCGAGATTAGACCATTTCTCGTAGAAAGCAAGTCCGCACACAAATACGTCTGCGCTGCCTGTCTCTGAGAAATTATCATCCCCCTTTACTGCTGTGATTTTTTTGATTCCGTTATCATCCACAATAGCATTTACATCGATCGTCTTAAACCATGGAAGTTCCTCGTAGTCATTTTGACGATGTTCTGCGGCTGTGGAAGGTAACGCAATTAATCCGGCGTTATCATCCGATTTAATCCCTGCACTGCCCTGTGTTGTCTCCCAGAGCGGGATATCGATTGAATACACTTTATCCGTATAAGCAAGCAAATTAAACATTGTATTGATTCGGTTAATGTCGCTTAAGAACGGTTCCGCTACTTCCTGAATTGCTTTTTTCTGTTTATTACCCTCATCAGTAACTGCTTTTACTTTTGTATCCCCTGCGGTATTGACTGCGTTTTTCTGGCTTGTGCCGGCCGTGTTAATCTCGTCTGTTTTTTCTGTCGCAAGCTCTTTAATGTTTTTTACGGCAGTGTCTTTTTCTGTTTGTAAATCATTCAATGCTTGAGAACTTTTTGTGTCAAATTCGGTGTTTATTTGTGTCATGCTCGTGACTTTCTCTTCTCCGGCGGTTGTTACAGATTTTAACTGCTTTACTCCTTCCGACGTTACCGCCTGCGTTGCTTCGGATTTAGCTGTAGAAATATCAGAAATCGCCTGCGTTGCTGCGGTTCTTACACTTTCTGATGCTTTTTCCGCTGCATCTTTTGCCGAGGAGGCATTATTAGCAAAAGAGGATGCCGAATTTGCCGCGGAGGTTGCAGCGCTTGCGGCTGATGCAGCTTCTTCTGCAGAACCCTTTGCCGCTTGAGCAGAATTTTGTGCACTAGATGCTGCAGATGCGGCACCACTAGCACTTGACTGTGCGATTGTTGCGGCCGACTTGGCATCCCTAGAACTACTCTCGCCCTGATTTTTTACTACATTTACCGCAGATGTTCTTGCTTCTGAAATCGCCTCTTCCGCCTCAGAGGTTTTCTCCGTGACGTGCATATCAAACCCCTGCACCTGTGCCGTTGCGTTCTGCTCAGCCTCTTGTGCGGCTGTCCTGGATGCCTCTGCGGACTGTGCGTAGCCTGCGGCGGAATCACAGCTTGCAGTAGCCTGCTCAGCCGCTTCCTGCGCGTCTAGCCTCATCTGTTGCACGTCTGCCTGTGCGTCTTCAATTTCCTGCCGAGACAGTTCTACTGCTGCTCGGCTGCTTTCTACCTGCTCTGCTTTCTCAACAACCTCGTCTCGAATCGCGATGTACTCCGGCGTCATGTCACCCGGCAAAGTTAACAACTGCCACATTTCTGTGTTTTTGCCCGGTTCTGGCGCAATTCCGGATATTTTCTGCGGAAAATCTACCTTACAGAAATACGAACCTCCCTGGTAGCTCACCATGTCGAGATACTCATATAAGGTTGATTTACTATATTCCCCACAAGGGTTTAGCGCGATATTGCCCAAATCCGTTGCGACGTAGTTATTTTCTGTACTTGGCATCTTATCTCTCCCTTCTAAATTACAATGCTAATTTATATTTCAATCGGCTGCGCTCGCGATCAAAACGAATCTTATCTACACTCGGGTCAGAATACATTATCAGTCGGCCTTTTTTAGTAACATTAAACGCTGCAAAATAAACATTGCCTGTCTCGCCTTTTAAGGAAGCTTCTTTCTCCTTAACATATTTATCAATGTCCCTCTTTCCTTCCTCGACTCGTCCATCTATGCCTTCCGCTGCATTTTTTGCCTCGGTCGCATAATATGCAGCATTATCTTTCTTCCGTTCCGGATAATCTGTATGGTCATGTGCCCAGGACTCTGACTCTTTCGCGCTATCAATTACCGTCTGTTTCGCCTCGCCAAACGCTGTCATTAACTGTTCGTATAAGGTTTGTGAAGGTTCTGGAATATCTCCTGTACGGTATCCTGACTCGTATAATTTAATTGTTACTGCATTTGCAGTTATCATGTCTCCTGCTACAAGCGACACGGTAAATGATGTACTCATAAGTACTTCGGCAGGGATTAAACATGTATCCGTATCTCCGAGCAAAATCGGAACTGGCTCACCATCCCCGCTGTGAAACAAAGCTGTTTTGCTTTTTCCTGCCCAATCATCTGTTTTAAACTCAAATTCTGCATACAAATAATTTCTACTGTTACGAACCGGCACGAAAGTATCTGTCCTGGCAATAATCTGATTATTTACAACAAAGTGTAATACCGGCTGCATTTTCATCCCCCCTTCTATAAAATTCTTGGGATTAACATTAGTTCTAAATATGTTTTGCTAGTGATAACTTTAGAGTCTCCCTTTATTTCAAAATGTTGTTGTTCACCCACATTAAGATTAAACCGTTGTATTTTTCCTTCTGAATATTTATATGCTACTGCGGTTCCGGGTCTATAATAATAATAGACTATCACCCCTTCCGGAATAATAATTGCTAACTTTCTTGAGGTCTTCACGCTAAAAGTAGTGCTCTTTAAAACTGAAGAGCTTAATGTAAAAGTCAAATCTATTATGTCAGTCAATCCTTTTATCTGCCCCCTTACTGCTGCTCCCGCAGTGTCATACGTTGTGCCATCTACACCGACTCTAATATCCGATACTTCTTTTGTAATATCTGGAATTTTTACTTTTCCGTCATAATCTAATATGTGTATAGTCGTATAAAGTGTTATCCACGTATCATCAAAATCGGCTTCTCCAGTGAAAGAAATCGTATCACCCTCATTTAAGCTAACAATAAAATTTGTAAATTCTTCGTCAGTCTCTCCCACTAAACTAATCATGTATTCGTTTTTTTGTACATCATTAATTTTTAACCTTGCATATTGTCTACCCGTGGACGCATTTACGCCGGTAACTTGAACTTTACAATCAAATGAATACAACCCACTTTTTTTAATCTGAACCTTTGAATCACTGGAAATTGTTATGAAATTTCCTAAATTTTCAGATTTAGAACTAATGTTTTTAAAAACATTTAAAGTTGTCTCTGCAGTAGATGCCTGCGCATCACTTTTACATGACATTAAAAAATTATCGGCTTTATATTCTACAACATTATCGGTAGTGTCCTTAACAAGATTATCAATTCTCTTACGTTCTATGTCTACATCTTTGATTGCCTCTCTGTTTTGTGCCCGTGCAACTTCGTCTTTAAAATAATACTTATTACCATCTGGGTCCGTCCACTTGTTAATCGTTGTTTCCATCCTCATCTACCTTTCTTACTCACAATAAGATTTTCGTTTTCCACAGTAAAAGTCAGACCTTCTATGTCCAATTTTAAATTCTCACTGTCATTAATATATCGTATTGGAGATAATTGTTTCTTTAAGACAGGTAACGCTACCCATCTCGTATTAAACTCTTTCGTTCTTCCATCCGATAGGCATATCGAAAATTCCGTTATCCCCTGATATTTGCAAACATTTTCCCCAATGATCCATGAGAAATTAATTAAATTCGTGGTAACTATCTTATCTATCGGAGTATACTCTCCTTCTATATATCGAAGTTTGCCACGTTCTATATTTCTGTATTTAATTTTTACATTATAAGAAGATAAGTCGATTTCTTTGTATCGAACTGGCATTTCAAATTCAATTTGATTAACATCTTTATCCCCAGCTACGCCAAGGAATTGGAGGTCTGATGGGATATTGATTGTTCTTAAGTCATTATCTATCGTAACCATTTCGCTCTCCTACACTTTATATTTTTCATCCGGGAGAAAATTTGAAGTAAAATATGTTAATGAATATGTCTGTTGTGCTGATAAATTTTTCACCGCAATTTTCCCAGATGTTGCTGAAATAAACTCATTATTTATGTTATCTTCTGGCCAAAATCCTTCGGGTAGTGTAATAGATCTTTCCTTAAGTTCACTGAGTGCTACTATGTGAATGATACAGATATTCATTTGCCGAAAGATTTTTAGTGAATATGCTCCATCTTCCAGATTTAATCTATACTTTTGATTTTCTTCTAAAATTTTAGCTTTCATTCTTTCCCATACTTCATTTAATCCTTCTTCACCTAACAAACTCATGTGCATATTCTCCTTACGTCTTCTGCTGTCATCTCCTGGACTCTGCTTCCTATAACCGTTGTGATAATCTGTGTTATATTCTGCCTTGTCTGCTCAGAGATGCCGCTTTGTTTTATCAGATAATCCCCTAATGTCAATGTCTTTGTTTTATCAACCTCTGAGGTCTCTATTTTTAAAACCCTTGCGGATAAAAACAGCTTACTTTTTTCGTCTACAACATTCACGGTATCTCCCAGGGCAACTTCTTTTTCTGTATTTGTGATGCTGCATTCATAATTGACTGCCATCTTACAGACTGACTTTAATTCTTTTAAGGCTCCTTCGAAAAGTGCTTTCTGACTGACAGTGTTTAAGTTGTAAAGCTTTGTGATATGCCTCTTTGTGCCGTTGACGCTACGTCCCCATTTTTCGAGGGCTTTCCGAGACTGCAAGCAATATCCTGTATCTGCTCTGCCATCCCCGTCTCGATCATCAAAGGTCTGTGCCGCTACAACAAAATCTCCATCATCATACTTATACCCATCTAAGGTGACCGATGTTCCGGAATTGTCCGAATCTCCATAGGCATAGAGAGATGTGGCAAGGTTTTCAATAGATTTTGTAACTGTGATGTTGTCTATATCTCTTCCTTTGCGAAGAAACACACCGTTGTTACTGCCACGCTTTTTATAAATGTCTATGTATTTATGATTTACTGTGTGTCCATCCTCACTGAGGGTAAAACGATAATCAAGCTCTACCTCGAATAACTCTGCGATTTCTTTTAATCGTTCAGAGCGTGTCTGTTCAGAGAACTCACATAACTTTGTTGTGTTATCTGTCACTTTATTGATGCCAATCTCATAGCCGCTGCCTATGATTGTATTATTTACTGCTTGCGTAACTGTCAAATTCTTTGCATTGTTTGTTTTTAATGCAACTTCATCTAACAAATCTAAGCCGACATCTTCACAGTAAATATGCCACGTTCCTGCATCGTCATCCTTTTCCGCTTCGATAATTTGAAATAAGATATCCTTATCTCTCTTGCATTTTCTTAAAACGTAGTTTCCCGGAGTTGTATAGTTTTCTACCTTCTGTGGACTGTCTTCGTATAGAACGTCACATTCAAGCGATACAGCCATTGTTTCGATATCTTCTACTTTGCTATCGTTTATAATTCCATAGCCTACAGGAAGGCTTGTGGACGCTTTTCCTATGACATTTAAACTCCTGTCAGTAAAATAAAGTATCACAGCCACACCTCCCGGATAATCATTTCTACATCGGGAGTTTTCGCCCAGCCCGAGGCAAGGACTCCAATCTGGTTATCCCCTGGTTTTAAATAAAAGGATTCCCATTCATTTCCGATAGCTCCTAAGATATCTTTCTGCTTATTGTTTACAAAAATAGAAGCATCTTCACATTTTGCCACTACAATGTCGCCGGCGGCAAAGATGTTACTCGTAGCCTGTGCCTCTGATGGATTGCCAATCTGTATGATTGTATCTGCACTATCTTTATAGGCAGCAACATATCCGGTATTACCTTTTATGTTCCAACGGAGTTCTGGATAGCAATCTTGCGTACCTTCGTAATATATCTTGCTAAGACCAGACAATTTATAAATTTTCTGGTCTACGGAATATTTAAATGGATCAGGACAGGTGAACTCTAGCTCTCCTGTTATACAAAGCTTTCCGGGGTCTGTCTCACCCATGCTTGTAAGGGTTCCAATGAAATATTTATCTGGTTCATCCGAAAATATCATCTTTGCAGAAGATACATTTAAAATCTGAGCCATTTTGTTGTATGCCATGCGGAAGTCAAAAGCGGTAGGGCTCATCAACTGATACCCTACCGTAATCACTCTTTCCTGGAACATTCTGCTTTTAATTTTTTTACCATGTCTTGCTCCGGACTCATAAAAATCTAACTCCGGAGCAAGGGACTCTCTGCCAGTGACGTATAGAGTTCTGTATCCCTCTACTTCATTTTCAAGAAATACTCCATTGAAGTTCATCGCCTCTGAGGGCAATGCTATCTCATCCTGATATTCTGTTGTATCTATGAATTTATATAACATATCTCCCCTCCTAGACCTTTCCGTTCTTTCTGTTATTTCTACGCTGTAAGCGATTCTGTTCTACCATTGTATCCTGCGCTGTTGCCCTGGCAAATTCTTTACCATTGATTTCAAGCGGCACATTTACGGTATACTCTGCTTTCGTGTAATACTCATAATCAGAAGATAACTCCCCGTTAAAGTTTCCTGCAAAAGTTGGGGCCATCTGTGCCGGAACATCTACGATTCCCTGCATAGCAGACTGCACGTTCTTTCTCATTGCTTCTAAACGATTTACAAAACCGATGCCGGTATAATATGCAATCTTATCCATTACTCTTGACGGTGAATGAACTTTCAGTTTTTTCTTTGCCGTCTTTGGAACTGTAGAAGCAAGCTTATTTGATGCTTTCTTCACCTTCTTTGTATTCTTCTTATTAGAGACTCCTTTTACTAAGCCTTTTGATGCCTGCGTTCCAATAGCATTCATCTTTTTCTGCAAGTCTTTGATTGCTTTTGTTACTGCATTGACATACTCTGTATCAAGCTTTGTAATGTATGGCTGATAGTAAGTATTTGCGTTTTTCTTCGCTGTTGCTATGAAGTTTGTATAATCCTTACCGTATTGTTTCAACCAGGTATCACCCTTTTTAAGAAGTTCATTTGTGTATTTAAGTCCTTGTGCGGTATCAAGTGCTTGAATGTCCTTCATCATGTTGTAAGGCAATACTTTCTTTAAATGCTCCATATTTTTCGCAAGAGCGTTGATTTGATTTGTCTGAGATTTGAAATTAACAAGAGAGATAAAGCCGTAATCATCTGACTTGAACAAATCCCCATAATCAGACATCTTTGAAAGAAAATTAGAACGGTCACTTGCTATTGCATCGTATTTTTTCTGATACTTCTTTCCTAAAGCTGTAAAAGTCTTATCTACTGCCTTGATTGCTGCATTGCCCTGTGCCTTTATCTTCTTTGTGATTTTCTCTTTCAACCCTTTGCCTGCGTTTGTATATGCCTTTTTCAGCTTCGCATTTTTCTTATACTTTTTCTGATAAGACTTTGTGACTGCATCAACTTTCTTCTTTAAACTTTTCGTTGTAGAAGAAACTTTTTTATTGATTGTTGTCTTATACTTATCTATTGCCTTACTTGCCATGTCTTCATATTGTCGATTCTGGTTAGCTTTCAATAGAGTCGTTTTGGATGAACCAAGAAGATTCTTTGTTTTTTTCTTTACGCTCTTTAAGCCTGCCTTAATTCCATAGGAAACTTTTGATTTTATAGCCTTTGCATATACATTTGTCTTTTTCTTTTGTAGAGCTGCCTTGGTAAGCTTCTCGCTTACTTTCTTTACTTTTCCAGTACTTTTTTTAATTCCTTTTGCGAAACCACTTCCCATGAATTTACCATCTTTTTCTGTCATTTTCGATGGTGAATGAATCTTAGCTTTCGCCCGGATTGCTTTGTCCGCTGCCGCTACCATTCTGGATGCCGCTGCTTCAATCTGTCCCAGACAAGAACTCATTCCTTGTGCAAAACCTTGGCTGATATAAGCACCTGCAGCATGTGCCCCAGAACGGCCAGAACGCAACTTTGCATTTACTTTTGATACGGCAGAGGATGCAACATTAGGGGCTTTATTCAACCCCGGCTGCATTCCTTGTATAAATCCCGTTCCAACTTTTTGTCCAGAACTTTTTGCCTTCCCAGAAGCGTTTGAAAAAGCACTGATCAACTTACTCATTGCCGATTTTGCCTTACTTCCAATAGCATCCAGCCCTGCGCTCGTTGTCTTAACAGAACTTTGCATACCTTTTAAAGATTTTCCTGCACTTTTTGCATTACTGGCAATTGTTTTCATACTAGAATTCACAAGCTTCAGTGTTCCCGCTAATATAACAGTCCCTCCACTTGCAACAATCATTGCTCCACCAAATATAGTAAGCCCACCTGCTCCAACTGCTGCCGCGGCGGCTATTGCTACAAGACCAGCCGAGGATGCTAATAATGCCGGAGTCAGCATTAATACCGATGCTGAAAGTGCCGTAAATCCTGCGGCTGACGCTATAGCACCAGCTCCAAGTGCCGGAAGAGTTCCTGCTAAAACAGTAACCGATGCGGCAGATATAGCAAGGCCAGCTCCTAATAGGGTGGCACCAGCTCCAAGTGCTATTACTCCTGCGGCAGCTATAACTGCTCCTGCCCCAACTACAACTAGGCCCGCTCCCAGCACTACACATCCTGCTCCTGCTACTAAAGCTCCTGCTCCAAAGGCTACCATGCTTGCACCTAAAGCCGCTATGGACACTGCGGCAGATGTACCATATTCTGATAAAGTAGGAAGGGTTGTCGAAATAACTTTAATCGCCGCTGCTGCCAAAAGTGCCCCTGCTCCCACAAGAACAACTGCTGCTCCAAAGGCTATTAATCCTACCGAACTGGCTGTAAGAGCCGGTCCAATTGCTGCCGCACCTGCTGCTAATGCCACAACCGCGACAACCATACCAACCATACAAGCAATTGCTGCTCCCCCGGCATTTGCAAGTGCTATACTGGATGCTGCCATAATAGCTAGACCTGCGGCAACAAGAACAACCGCTGTTCCCAATGCAAGTAACGCTGTTGCACCTGCTTGTGCTCTTTTCGGAGTTTGTGAAAAGGCTTTCATTGCCGCCATTCCTCCGATAGTAAGAGCCACTAAAGCACCTGTCATTCCAACCATTACTCCTATTGCTGCTCCCCCAGAATTTGCAAGTGCTATACTGGATGCTGCCAGTATTCCAAAGCCTGCGGCAATCGTTAATACTCCAACACCAAGCATCATTGTACTTTTTGCCATTGTTAGCATCGCCTTATTGCTTACTTTTGCCGAGTTTCCTGCTGCTGTTTCTCCTGCGGCAACTCCAAACAATTTTGCAGCTAATCCTCCAATGCCTTTTCCTAATAAAGATAATATGGCCTTTGAAAAACTACTTACTCCGGGAGCAAGTGTCTTTACAATCTTAAATGCTTTATAGCCTATCAGTACTTTCGGAAGTACCGTGATTAGTTTTGCGATAGAATCTGAATTTTTTTCACAAAATCCAGCAAACTTAGAAACACCAGATGCAGCTCCGTCTACTACACTTTTAAAATTTGATACCGATTCAGTAGAGCCAAAAGACCCATTTAATTTTTCTAAACTGCCTCCTATTGCACTCACTGCTGAACCAATTGCACTTCGTGCTTCTTTTGTGTCTGAGCTTAATACTTCCCAGTACTTTCCTGCATTTTTCCCAATACTTCCAATTTTCTTTGCAACACTTTTTCCATCTATCTTATCAAGCGAGTCTGTAATTGCACTAACTGCCTTAATTCCTACAGATGAAACACTATCAAACGCTGGTTGTAACTTATTGCTGACTGTTTCTGTCAGTCCATCCATTGCCTGACCAACCGTTTTATATTCTGTTGCCATCTTCGTAAACTGCTTATTTGTTCCCGTCTTGGCTACAGCATTGAAAAAGTCTTCTGTTGCTATTTTGCCATCCTGGACATCTTTAATCATCTGCTGGGTAGATTTTCCCATTGTCTTCGCAACCGCTGATACGCCAGCAGGAGTCTGTTCAACCATGAGTTTAAAGTCTTCCCACTGCACTTTCGGCTTTGCCGCCATCTGGGTAGCCTGCTGCGAGAGTGTCTTCATCGCCTGCTGTGGGTCCTCGGCGGCAGAGGCGAGTCCTCCAAAGCCTTTTACCAGTTTTGTAGTATTCTTTGTTCCTACCGCCGCAAGCTGTGCATATGTAGAAGCCATATCGGAAGAACTGTATATAGTCTGTTCGGCAAATTTTTGTAAGTTTTTTCGTACCTTTGTGATTTGCTTTGTAGACTTTTCTGCGATTGTCATATTGCCCGTAAAGGTCTTCCAGGTTGCACTAGATTCATTCATTCCAGCAACAAGACCGGACAAATTGTTTGTAACTGCCGATACCGCTTTGCCACCTGCTGCCGCAAAAGCTCCGAATCCGATTCCTTTTTTCAGTATTGAACCGAGAGATTCTGTAGACTTCTGTGCAGCTTTCATCCCGGCAGTAAATCCTGCATCTCTTGCGCTAAGTATCGCCTCTACACTGTATGATTCTGACATTAGTCTATCCCTCCTCTCGTTTTAAAAGCTGCTTTACTCTTGCAAATCGGTCTGTTTTGTTCTCTTCTTTCATGATTTCTCTTAAGTTTGCTTCATGGTCGTAGAACTTTTTAAAAATAGTAAAAACAGGCCTTCCTGATTTCTTTCTGGCTTTTGCCTTGAAATTCAGAAACGCCTGTAAATGATTTCTATAATCTTTTTCTTCCTGTTTCAATTCTATTGCTTTTCTTAATAATTTCCATTCGGGGATTGTGAGACTATCTACTTCCTCAAAGCTCTTAAATCCTAAGTACTGAAAACATTCAAGAGCTATCTGTTTGTATATCTCCTCAAAGTCTTTTACTTCTGTTTCTTCTCCGCTTTCTTTTCCTTTGCCGCTTCCAGTTCTGCCGCTTTCTTCTGCTTCTCCATCATCTTCAGCACTTCCGCTGTGATTTTCTTCGTAGCATTCGCTGACTTTAAAAAATCAATCACCTGCTTGAACACATCGTCTATATCCGTGTTCTCATCCTCAATATAAATATCAATATCCTCTTTTTTCAATCGAGGATTCTGTCCCTTATTTGCAATAAATAAAACATCGCATAAAGTCTCGACATTTCCATCCAGTAACTCTCCAAATGCATACTGCATTCCGATGTTCATTTCCTTACCTGGAATTTTTTTTACTGGAATAGTTGTCATCTTATTTACTTCTCTTAAGAATCCCATTCCAAATTTAAACTGATATACCTGTCCATTCATTTCTAATTCAAACATTTATCTTCCTCCTTTAATGATTTAGGCACCTGTTTTTGGTGTATCTGCGAAAGCGTAGGCCTGTTCCTTCTGGCTTGTTGTAATGGTGATGTCTCCGTCTTCTCCCGTTCCATTAATACCAAACGTAAGGGATACTTCTACGAATTCATCTGCATTTGCTGTATATTCGATTTCTGTTAAAAATCCCTGGAAATACTTCCCTTTAAATTTATTGTTTCCGTCTGCTGCCGGTTCCATAAGATTTGCTTCCCAAATCTCAATAAGAGAATCTTCATCTAATGCTTTTTCAAGTTTGTCAATCAGCTTATCACCTTTTTTCAAAATGGAAGTCGCTGTAATCTCTACTTCCGCTGCTCCCGGTGTCCTGATTGAACCATCCTTTGTAGCTGTAGAGTCAGCATCCTTTGACTTGGTACGTCCGTTTTCTGTCGTAAAAGCAAGTGTTGTACCGTCTTCCTTTGCTGCTTCTGATAAGATTCTATACAGATAGACAAGTTTCTTACCCTGTACTGCCTCATTTGCGAAAAGCTGTAAATCTAACCTTTTCATCTATGTACCTCCTAATTAAACTTAAATTCGAGTTCTAATACTCCATGAATGAGGGGCTGTTTTGTTGTTGTGTCCGCTAAAATCCTCTGATCCATGTTTCGAAGATTCCAGCCGAAGTTTTTTGTTGACTGTAACTTATAACAGATATCCTTGATTCCTAACAGAATGCCCGATACTGTTCCTCGCTGTCTTGGACTATTGTGCCAGACATGGATTGTCTGAAAGACATTTCCGAATGCTACCGTTTTATTTCTATCGTCCGTCTGATGAGAATCTGCAAGGTAGATAAACGGGTACGGTGTTCCTTCTGGTGGAAGGAATGAGTCATAAATCCCGATATCTGGATACTTTTCTTTTAATGCTACAAGTAAATAGGAAAATAATTCCTGCTGTGGATCCATGCTTTTCACCTCATTTCACAAGTTTATCCATGTCTTTTTTAAAGAGTTCTTTTTGTTCTTCCCAACTAGGTTTTACGAACGGTTCCGCCTGCATGAACCGAGTCCCGTATTCTACATAAGGCGAGTAATCTGTTGTCGGTCCTACCGCTGCTGTCATCCCGTCATCCCGTATCTCTGTATTGATGCTGTTGGCCGTATCACCAGTCGTATACCCTTTCGTAAATGCTGTCGTTGTCTTCCGTTTCATTTTTCCATTCAGTTCATCTCCGTTGACCTGAACTACTCTTCTAACATCATTTAGATTGCAGTTTGCTTTCAGCTTTCTCTGGAGTTCATTCAGCCCTATCATTTTGATTCCTGACATCAAGCCACCTCCGACACAATAAACGTCTGCTTTGTCCGAAGCTTTCTTGTGTAATCAACCTTATAGATCTTTTCACCAATACGGATGTAATCAAATTTTTCTTTATAATGATTCCGAATGTGTAGCGTAAGACTTCCCTGCTTTATGCTGCCATAGACTAATTTAAGCATCTTTGTTTGTGTGTCCATGACAGAGGCGTATTTTAATGTTTCCTGAATTTTATCCTCTTCGTAATTTCCCGTATCAGAATCATATGCCCCTGGAACTCGTTTCTGAAAAAATACTTGTGTGCCGTACCTCATAAGAATTTGAATCCCCCTTTTCTTTTGTTCTTGTTTCGTTCGTCAAGATAAGCATTGATATCGTCCATATATCCAGAGAAATCATTGTCAGACCAGGAAAGGCTTTCTCCTTCAACACTGTGGGAAGAAAGCCCTTCTGAACCAAGTTTGTTATACCGAATAATTGAAACATCCAAAATAATATAATCCATCTCATCTGGTGGATCTAATCCTCCAAGAAGAAACTTTAACCGTTTTTTTGTCCCTGTAAGGATTAATGTCAATCTTCGGTCAAGACTATGTTCTTCTTCTGGGAGTCCTAATAATTCCTTTAAATCGCTTAATAAAACGATGTCTGTCACTGTACATCACCTTCCTGTACCGCTTCAATCAGTGGTTCTCCTCTTGCGTTTTCTGCTCCAAGAAGTTCTTTAATACGTTTTTCATCTACTTTTTTGCCCTGTCGAGGATACACATCCCCGACAGAATAATTATGATAGATTTCTCCTTCTTTGATTTTCTTTGAATCTGTTAAATCTGCAAATTCTCTGATTACTCTATACATTTACACCCCCGCTTTCGAAGTTACCTCTGTCTTTCCTGCACCAACTACTTTGTACTTGGCATCGCATTCAACAATTACAATCTCTTTTCCGGTTTCAGCGGTGATATCAGAAGAACCATCCCATACAGTCCATCCCTTTACGTTCTGTCCTTTTACCGGCATATCGAGATTTTCTCCGACTTTATACTTGTATGTATTACTATCGGTAGCTGTTGGTGTTACGGTAACCTTAGTGTCTCCAGCCTTTGTTCCGGCCGCACTGGTTACTTTTAATGTTTTAAGAGAACCGGATGTCAACTTAGCAAATGCCTCGTCTTTTACAATCATGAAACCAACATCCATTGTTACTCTCAAAGCCACTAATTCCTGCTCAAACAGATTGACTGGTGTTCCATCGGCATTAGTCAGTGTTGAAAGCTGTGCCGATTCATCTAACTTGTAGCTCATGCCAAATGGGATTCCGTAGTACATATAGTCAAAATCACCGGCATATAATGTTCCCTTATCAAGTGATTTAAGGTCTGCAACTGGCATTCCATCAATTGTATTATTCCCTCTATCATAAATTGATTCAATAACAACACCGTTCTCAATCTTGTGAGCATTTCTTAAAGTGCTTCTATTCCGTTTTGTAGAGATAAAGGCATTTGCATCGTAATCTTCGTCTGTCAGCAGGTCTTCCAGGGCAAGGATATTGTCATAGGTCAGCTCTCCATTGATTGTGTTTCCTGCCTTTTCTGTAGAACCGTCTACCGACTGCGGAAACGGATTTTCCACATTTAAGATTGCTGCCGCATCAAACTTCTTATAGAATGCTTCTGCAATCTTCGGTTTCATAACTTCGAAGAAATCGGACATCTTATACTGGAGATATTCTCTTGAGCATGGGATGATTACACCAAGCTTTTTGGCAACCATCTTAATATTTAACCACTGTGCTTTCGATGTCTTAATCTTTTCGCCTTCACCTACCCAGTAAGCACCTGGTCCTTTTGCAAAGTATTCAAATTTCTTTTCTTTGCCATCCATTTCTTCATACTTTGCAAGCTGCGTGACCTTACTGTTTTCCATAACATCTTTTAAAATAAGCGTATTGTATTTTTCCGGGATTGTTCCATCCTTTTTCTCATACATTGTTACATTATCCGGATTAAATTCCGAAGCAAATAACTGTAAATCTAATTTTGTTTTATGCATTTTCTCTATCCTTTCTTTTATTTAATGATTCTGCTCTGTTTTGCCATTGCTGCAATACTTGCATTTCTACTTCTGCCTCCGGCATGAGTTCCCCCGCCGTCATGCGGAGGAGTCTGCCTTGCCTTAGCTTTGATTGCCTCAGAGATTTCTGCATCCCAAACCTTTTTAATATCTGTGATCGCTGTCTTAATCTTCTCTGCATCCATAATGGTTGCTAAAGATTCTGCAAATCCTAACGGGAGAGATTTCTCCTGCAGTTCTTTCTGAACTTCTACAAGAAGCTTTTCCTGCTCAAATTTCGCCTTTTCTTCTTCAAATTCTCTTCTCTCTTTATTGCGAAGATACTCTGCTTTTTCCGATTCGGTCATCTGTGCAAGCTTTTCTGCTTCTGAGAGCTTATCATCCGCCAGTGCCTTCCACTTTGCCTGTGCATTTCCTACAGCTGTATTCACTGCTTTCTGTACTCTGCGGTCAAATTCTGCACGATTTCCTTCCTGTGCTAAAAAATCATCGAAGCTGACAGTTTCTTTACTCCCTTCGCCGCCCTGGTTGTTTCCGTTTGTTCCTTCCGCTCCGGCTCCGCTGCCGTCTCCTGCGCCACCACCGTCTCCTTCTGCGAATAACTGTAAGTCTAATTTGTATTTACTCATATTGCTCCTTTCTGTACCGCTCCGTACTAAGTCCGAACCGTCACTCTGGGTAGTTTAATGTCATTTCGGACAAATAATAAGTTACACAATTTTTACATTGTTTGGAAATTCATTTGCTATACTGCAAATACCAAGAAAAAAAGAATCTATCAGAGTTTTTGTTTGCTCTGACAGACTCCCAAAATCTAAATTTATGATTACTTTTCCTGATTTTACTACGCAAGTGCTCTTATCCTGTGTCAAATTCTGAATAGAATTAACTAAGTTCTGTGTGAGAATTGAAACTGCTGCACATGTAATGTCTTCCCCTTTTTTTGCAAAGCCAGCATGTCCGCTAACTTTGACTTCATCTTTTCGAACGCTTACTTCAATCAAAAGAAACCCTCCTTCCTTTCCGGTCATTCCCCGCCGGTGGGAGATAACCTGGATCACCTCCTATTCTTCTGTGTGACATGTATTTGTTAATTTCCCATACACATCTTCGTAAAGTTCCTGTTTGTCTCCGTTATAGGTATATTCGGCATAGATGCCGTCACCCGAAATTGTTGTTGATGCAAGACACTTGTAATTTTGTAATGTCTTACAAGACCAGACAATATATACATTACTGAGGTCAATCTCTACACACGCTTTGTTTTTGCGATACCATTCAACCAATTTTCTTTTGCACACTGATTCAAAGTGTGCCATTCCTGTGATGATCATGTCTTTCTCCTTTCTTGCACCGGCACAATTAAATCATTAAGTCTACATCCTCCATTGCTGCTCTTGCTTCGAGTACCGCCATGTAATCTGCCATAGCTTTAAGCTGCATATTGTAAGTGCTGCGTGGGCAAGTAGGTTCAAAGGCAAGCGTTCCCTCATCCCATTTCTTAAGCATTTTTCTTAATCCGTCAAAGCGAATCTCTAACTGCTTATATTCTGCTTTGAAACGCTCTTTGTAGTCTTCACTTATCATACCTATCGCCGTTGCTGGAAGCTTATTCTTATCATATTCTCTGTAAGCTTCCTCAAATGCATATGCCGGAGACCAGCTTACATAATCATCGCTGTACTTCACGAGATAGCCTGCGTCCTCTGGATTTTCGTCCGCTGGAATCTGCCAGCCTCTGTAGTTATTGTAATCTCCTCTTGTCATTGGTCTTGCTTCAATTACTTTTGTTCCAACATACTTTTTCATGTTCTCTTACCTTCCTTTTCTTAAAAATAAGTATAAAAATGCCACCAATCGCAATGATTGATGGTATTATTTTTGATAATAAGTTTTGATAAAGCTGTCCGCTCTATATTTCGTTGTTATCTGTACATTATCAAAACTTACAAGTATTGATAATGGAAGTCAGATAAAATCACTCGTTTTTCCATCCTATAGGATATCCTGCATTTTCCCATTCCTCAAATGTCACTTGTTCTGGAATAAGTCCAAACATCTTCATTACTTTTAAATCACTTTCTTTTGACTTTCGAATTTCTTCTTCACTTGGTTTTTGTAGCATCCTCTCTTTTGCTTCCTGGGTCAGACTTGCTTTTTCCTTTTCCGTAGGATGTACATCATCGTATCTAGTTCGAAGTAAAAAACATTCGTGTTGAGATAATTCTCCTTTTCTTCTTTCCTGCTCATCTCGCGGCAGCCATATCCATTCTCTTGCTGTTAAGCCCATCGCTATCGCTCCTTTAAAAGTATGAAATATTTTCCGTTGTAATTCACTGTTTTTACAACACAAAATTCTTGTTTTCGTTCATAAAGCACTTCTTTTTCATCTAAGCCAATCGAACTAATATCTCTTCCTCTCTTTGAGGACTGAACATAAATTTGTATGTCTGCATCTTCATTATACCCTCTTTCTTTTGACATGCTCCAATATTGATTTATTGTGACTGTCTCATTTTCAACATACTCTTTCATAAATTTTTCAATTCTCTCATTTTTATCTGAAAAAGCCGTAAAATCAACTGTCCGTATAAGATTTCCTTCATATTGGGGCATCTTTGATAAAGCAGAATCTAACTCTTCTACAAACTTTCGTTCCTGTTCTGGAAGTTCATCTGTATCTTTATGATTTCTTAGTAGCTCATTAATTCTATAAGCTGCTGAACTCTTGTATTCAAGAAGTGTTTTCTTTTCTTTCTTCGTTAACTGCATCTTATCAGATTTACCAAGTGTTTTCAAGCGTTCCCATTCTTCCGTGGTTCCACCTTTATCAAGCCAATCTAGCCATGCATGATAATCTTCCATATCATGAGCTGGACCAGTAGTACAATGACACTGAGGATGCATAGGTGGGGCATTTTCTCCCGGCATCATATCCGATACATTAAATATCTTCCCATCTAATCCTTTGCAGATCTTACATGGATGCGGTCCCGTTGCCATATACTCATACTTTTCATTGCCATTCTTCTCATAAGATTGTTTTGCAACTTCTGTCTGTGCTCTTCGAAGCTCCGTAGTCATTAATCTCTCTGCATTATACTGAGAGACTCCAAATACTTTTCTGAGTCTTCTGGCAAGTTCCCTTGAGCCTTTCCCTTGTATTAGAGCCGTACGAAGATGTTTCTCTACCTCAAGTTTTAATAGTTCTTTCTGTCCCCAGATACGTTCCGAAAAGGTTGCATTGTGGAAGGATGCTCCTACGATTGCTTTCACCCTCTTTACTGTGTCTGCTTTTGTAATGGTCTTACCAAGAATACCGGCAAGCCGTTCAAATTCTTTCATGCTTTCATCAGTAATTACCTCATTGTAGTAATCCCGAAGCTTATCAAAGTCTCCTGTAAGTTCTAAAGCAATCTTTGCTTTCAGAAGTTCTAAGCGATTGACTTTCATTGTCATATTATAAAGCCGCATATCCTCATTTGCTTCTTTTGAGAAGTCTTTTGACTTTACATACTTCTTGGCTTTGCGGGCATATTCTTCAATATCAAGTTTAGATGCTCTCTTTTTTGCCTCTCCTATAGAGATCCCTTCCTTTTTTGCATACTTTACATAGAATGAATCTATCTCCTTTTGTACATCATCGAGCATATCTTCATATATCTCTTTGATTTCTTCCTGATATCCTTTTTCCCGTTTCGCACGTTCCTTTCTTGCCTGCTCCTCTCGTTCCTTCCAATACGAGCGACTATGATTCATCCGCTCTCACCTCTTCTTCTGCATTGCTTTGTACCGGAGAAAACATTTGATTCAATACTAGATCCGTTTTGTTTTCCTCTTCCTCCTCTTTTACTTTTTCCATTTCTGCCTGTGCATCTTCGATGAAAGAAGCAAGCCCTAACAAGGTTTCCTGGCTAAACTGTGCTCCGGCATCCGCTAAAGCTTTCAGTTCTTCCAGAATGGCTTTTGGAAGATTTGGGGTAAAGACAATCTGTAATTCTCCTAAGTCTGCGTTATCCGCTTCTTGTACAAAATTCTTGATATTAAGCAGCAAGCGATAGCGGCGCATTAATCCCTTCTTGAATCCCCTTTGGCTCGTTTTACATACCTGTTGAAAGCCAAAGAGTTTGTACTTCATCGCTTCTCCTGACTGCGTTCCGGCAAAAGCTTCGTCTGTAAGGTCTGGCACAAAGGATATCTTATGAATATCTTTCTGCAAGCGTTCCTTATATGCTTCCGCTCCCGTTACATCATACTGTTTGTAGATGTACTTTGCATCTGTCTGTGATTTGCTTCCGTCCGGATTGATTCCATTACTCAAAAGCAGCATATTCGCATTTTTCATGTCAATCATGTCTTGGACAGTATATCTGTTCATGTCAAGATCGCCTGTGATTGCAAGTGTTGCCTCGTTAAAATCACTCATATAGTTTGCAGAATCCGATTCCGCTGCATCGTAAAGATCTATTAAAGATGTGACATCCTCATATCCTCCCTGACGATATCTATCCGGGGAGTATTCTGTGATCGGAACCTCTCCCCAATAATGCCGCTCTCTGCTTTCTTCTTCCAGATTGAGAATGTTTACAGTAGTCGGTTTATATGTAATGGTCTCTGTATCTGTATAGACTGTTATAGATACCCTTTCTTCCTGTCCGATCTTGTACTTCGGATACCTTACAGCAAACAAAGGTGTGCGTTCTACATCCAATCCATAACACACGAACGTCTCAAACACATTGCTGATCACTGACCTATCCTCATCATTCTGGTTACGATACTGTAGTTCATAAGCCCTTCCATACTTGCGGAAATCTCTCCACAGCTCCGCATCCAGTGCTTCAATATCATTTACCCGGTCATATTCTTTTATCATCTCGTTTATCTTATCATCTTCGCTGACCTTCTTTATTGGAACCCCGGTGTTGTATCCTACGTCAAATACATTGATAATCTTAGCAAAATTGTGAGCCACTCTGTAATCTGCCTTTTCTTTTTCTGTCCTTCGCCGCTCCGCATTATAAATCGTTGGATTTCTGGCTTTGATATAATCATCTAATGCCGCAAGTCTTGGACACTGCACTTCATGATGATTCATTATCATTTCTCTTAATAATGCTTTATCACTCAAAATCTCTTCCGCACTATGAGCGCGATACGAGAAGTTGGCTTCTGGCCCATATCTCTGTTGTAAATTTCTTTCAGAACGATACACCGGTTTTGTATCTTTCTCAAATTCATTTACATGTAATGTTTCCTCGCTCATCGCAACATACCTCTCAATCTCTTTGCGTTCTGTATCTGTTTTTGTGGAGTTTCTATCTCTCTTACTGTCATATCGGAGTAAATGCCGTATCGGATTGCGCAAAGAACATCGTCATTCTCTTTTAATGGTTCTCCTGTGTTCTTTTTCCACACGTACTTATAAATCTCTTCCCGGAATCTCGGACATTCATCATAAACAATAAAGAATTTTTTTGTCGTCATAAGCGTTGCGACCGCTTCAATTCCTGACAATACTCTGTTGTTTGCCAGATATGCGGATATTCCCGCTTTCTGAAAAGCTGAGATATGCTCCGTTCTGGCCGGGTCACAATAAAAAGGGATGTTACCATATCTTCTGATAACATCCTTTGCTCTCTTTATCCATTCGCCTATATATTTATGCTGTGCTGCATATTCTTCTATGATGTAATACTCATCACCTTTTACTCCAATTACAACAATTGCTCCATAATGCTCCCAGCCCCAGTCCACACCAGCAAAATACCGGTCAAATATTATCTTGTTTGCCTGTTCTCTCGTGATTACATGGACATTTCTATCAAATTCTGGATAAACAACTCCTTCTCCCGATACCCATAATCCATTAATACCTCTATCATAAAACATCCCTTTGGGGGTTGTTTCTTTGATCTGCTGCACATATCTTTCATCCAAGAACGTATTATCATCTAATCGGAAATGAAAGCTCATAATCCCAGCCGCTTCTGACTGGATGTAGTCTTTTAACAGCCAATGCTCTGGATGGTCCGGGTTAGTATCGGCAATGATTCTTGCTCCTGGACCGCTACATCTTGCTTTAATCTCGTCAAAGACTTCCTGATTTGCAAGTGATGCCTCATTGATATAAGCTCCAAAAGCTGTCATGCCTCGAATTCTTCCCAGACCAGATATTGAACCATGCGAAGTCTGCACAACCCTTACACCAAATAATGTGAAATTATTGTATTTATCAAACTTAAATTCAAATCCATATTTATTAGATAGCTCTATGAGGATATTCTTCTGAATATTTGAAAAAGAATATCCTGCAAGAATGTATTGTGGAGTATCTATCCCAAGTTCATTTGCTATTCCCCGAACCCTCATGAGTTCCTGCAAGAATATATCATTGTCTAGCTGTGTCTTACCGCTACGCTTCGCCCCATGATTGATCAGCATAAACCAATCTGTATTCTGGCAGGCTTTCAGTATATCTATCTGCTTCTGCGTGTAAATATTATTCAGATTCAGCATCTAGCTCACCGCCTATCGCTTCGAATAGCTTAGCCACCTTATCCTCTACAGATATCTGATCATCAACTTTAGCCTTTGCTTTCAATACTCCTATTCTTGCTTTCTGTTCTTCTGTTGCTAATTCATAATTACTATGCAACAGTTCATCATATTGCTTTATCAAGGACCTTAATTCTCCTTGTGCCCTTGCCTGTGCTTTTAAAAATGTTGCCTGTTTATCCCATGCCTGTTGTACCTCCCATTTTTCACCTATAACATTTCCCTCTTTTTCCTCTATCTTTTCAATCGTCTTATCCTCATGGTCTTTTACATACATGATCTGCTGCGCTCTTACGATGGCTGCATAAGCAATCTGTATATTCTCCCAGAGAATGTCTAACGGGTCTTTCTTTTTAATATCCTGGATAATAGAAAAGGTCTCTTCCGGAAGATACTTCGAGAAGAAACCATGTTTTTCTGCGTTTTTATTACTAGGCTGACCGCCTTTCTTTTTATCCGAACGTTCGCTATTTTTATCCGAACGTTCGTTATCCCATTTATAAGTACTTTTCCATCGTCTAACTGTTCCTTCCGGAAGACTTAGTTGACTTGCAATCTCAACTAATTTCAGTCCTTTCAGGTATAGTTCTTTTGCCTGAATTATTCTTTCGTCCGGCTTTCTCGGCATCATCACCACCTCTTTATTCGTTTTGGAAATATCCCCTCCAGGAATCGAACCTGGGACATTTGTGCTCTACCACTGAGCTAAGGGGATAAGAAAAGCACCCCGAAGGGTGCTATCAAATACTTATTCTAATATATTATGTATCAAGTCAAACATTCTACTTAATACAGTAAATAAGTTCAATATTAAAGTCACAGAGAAATAATAAATAATATAGCTATCTAACTCTCCATATTTTTTTGAAAATATAGTCATAAAACAAAAAAGAAGTATAAAAATACTATTCATTATCTCATACATTAATAAATAAAACGTTTCATTAATTAATGCTTTTATATGCTTACTTTTAGTTGCATCTATATCTTCTTTGCATTTGTATTTTTCTCTTAAATCTATGATAACCTGTATCAATGTAAAAAACATTGCCGTTAAAATAGAAATTATAATTGTTATAATATTAATAGTAGAATCATCTATTTTATTTTCCCTAACTGCTATATATGCTAAAATTATAGGTAATACAAATACTATACATATTGTTATTTTGCTTTTTCGAAAACAACTTGTGTACTTTTTTATGATATCTGAAAAATCAAAAAAAGTAATATTACTTTTCTTTCCAATAATAAACAATATTAAGATACTAATTATTAAATAAATAGAATTATTGTTCTTTAGGATGTCTCTGAATAAATGTAAATATTTTTCCATCACGACGTTCTCACCTCTTCCAAAAATTCTAATGCATTTTTTCTTATTTCACTTTTTACCAAAGCGTATTCTGGATGATCCCCCCTTCCTTCCATTTCTTTTGTAATATCAATTATTGGAACAATTTTACTTATATTATTCAAGTTAAATGTCCGTTTTCTATTGCCTATCTTAAATTCCATTTTCATTTCGTCATAAATAAAATTTTCATCTGCAATAATTTCTTTTAATCCATTTTTTCCATGTAAAAATCCTAAAATTGCATCTTTCTTCTTTCCGATAAATCCAGTTGGTCCATAGTAGATGCGTTCTTCCTTTATTTCTATTCCTTCGTTAACAGATAATGCCTTCCTGGTATCTAACGGAGCTTGGAAACAAATTAATTTTATTTTTTCCAAAACCCCTCTCTTCATCACCTTTTCTATATATTCTGTTGGAAGTAAGGCTCCCATATTAAAATCTATATCTGGATACTTCTCTAAAATATACTTCCTTAACCTTTTTTCAAAACTGCTTTTCATTCCAAATCTTCCCTCGGTTTGAAATATTATAATTCCATTATCTCTATCGCCGGCAGGAATCAGCATGCCAAAAACAAACGGTATCACTTCTGCTTCATTACTCGTTTTATTATGTGACACTTTTCCCGTTCTTGAGTCTACTAATTCACTAGCTGTTCCATAATCCCCTGTTTTTATCTGACCAAAAATGCACTTATAGTCTGGTCTTCCATCTTTATCCTTCTTATCTGTCCTATCTGTTTTTACAGTGGTAAAAATATTCTCTGATTCATCATCACGGTCATAAGCCCCCTTCATTTCATTCAAAAACTCTTCAACTATATCGACAAAAGACTTATTATTATATATTTCGTTTATATTTATATATTTTTGTTTCATATTTTTACTATGTACATTTATCATATAAACTGATAAACCAATCTTTTTCATATTTTCTCCTCCGTAAAACTTTTTCTTCTATTCTACTCCTATTCAGTTCAAAATACTATTCCCAAAAATACACAAAAAATACACCCCACATTTCTATAGGATGTATTTCAAGAAAGTTTTACGGAGAAATAATCAAGGCGGCTATGCCTTTTTATTTCATTTTACATTTTACTATACTTCTTTGCGACATGTACGACATTTACGACAAACTTTTAAGAAATCTTTCGAATTCCTTCTGAGCACTCTTCTCAGTAGTTCGATTATCCATTTTTTCAGCCACTTCTTTCCAGGTTAACCTTTCCATGCATCTATATCTGATAATCCTTTGTATTCGTGTAGGTGCCTGGTTAATAATTCCTAATGCCTGTAACTTTACTACCTCTGCTCTCCGCTTCCGCTCCTCCAGAAGTGCCCGCTCCTTTTCTAACCGCTCCGTATGTTTCTCATCATATACAAGCCCTTCGATGTTAAAGGACTGTTGTGTATATGGATGCTCATTCATACTGCCCTTTACCTTGTCAGAAGTGACTACAGACTGTTTCTGTTTAAGCTCTGCAATATCATCCTCCGTCTCCCTGACTAACTCGCAGGCATCTACATAATCATTGAGAACCTGTTTTATGTTCAAGATAACCACCTCCTGCTATCTATAAATCTTGCCTGTTTTCTTGTCTCTAAGTTTAATCCGTCCAAATACCTCAAATCCTCTTTTATTTGCTTCTCTTCTCATGTTCTCAACTGTCTCTCTTACAGCGTTAGGCGGCTTATCCGCTGCCTCAATTGCATCATGTGCTGTTTTGTCTTTGTAATGTTCGTGATTTCGTGTATCCATCCTCGTCCCCCCTAATAATCCTCGTAAGCCTTTTCCCCATTTCTTCCCTTATATAGTTTTTTCAAGGCTCGTCCCAAACCATCGTTTAATTTATTGTCTGCTTCCTGCATCGCCGGAACACCGCCGTTCATCATCATGTCAACCCACTCACTTGACGCATCGATCAATGCAAGTATTTCTTTTTCTGTCAGATAAATACTTCTTCCCATATTCTCGCCTCACTTGTTAAGTATGTAAGATACAAATCCTGTATAAATTAATGCTGCTATGATTACTATTGCTTCTGTTATACTCATTCTTACTCCCCTCAGATATGTTCATGTGGCCCAACCGGTTCCCAGTGTTTTTCTGCGTCCCGCTCGACTAATCTATTGTACCGCTCCACGAACTCCTCTTCGCTTATTTCACCCTTCATGAACTTTTCTGATAAATTCATATAGGTATCTGATTTGATTGCATCTATCCGCTCTTTAAATTCGTTCGTGTCTATCTTCCCGGCAACTAACATATCATGTAGTATCCTGTAATCATGTCTCATTGTAATAATTTCACCGCATTCTCTGGTTCTACGATATACCAGTTTAATGGGGTATCTTCATGTTTAGGGGTGATGCGACATTGACCATCGTTATTTGCTAGGGGGCAATATCTGCATGAATTATGTTTGCTTGCCTGTTCGTTACATGCTTCCTGTATCGTTTTCAATGCTTCATATAATTTCTGGTTATCCATCTTATACCTCCAATCATTTCTTCCTCTTATTCACCCGTTTTGTATGCTCCGCCACTCTCTTGCATCCAGCTTTCCACTTCTGGTAGGCTTTACCTTGCTTACATGGCTGATTCATTCCCTCGCAACGGTCTCTTTCGGGACATTTCACGCATGGATTAATCATCTGTTTGCTCCTTTCATGAAATCACCTAATGCTCTATTTTTCCAAGGTGCTTCTTTTATGTCCTCTGGTTTGTACGGTTCTGGCAGCGGCATCCATGCTGTTACAAAACAACCTAAAGATGCATATGTTCTGCCTGTAAATGGAGCATAAAAAGCTCCTCCCTCATCATCTACTTTCCAAGTGCCTACAAGCGGCTCCTGCTTCTCATTTGCAAATGATAACAATACATGTTCTCCGTTCTGGGGTGTTTTTTCTTCTAACGGTATCCATTCACAAATTTTAGGCTGCTCTTCAATCAGCTTAATTACGTTTGTGCCTACAAGTAATCTCTCTTCACATTCCTTAATGAGTCTTTTTTCGTCAATCATCTCTTTCTTCTCCTTTCTGCAGCTTTTCGCATATCTTCCCAATCCTTTCTTAAGTCTTCTGGGAATACTTCCGGATTAACTACTTCTTTTCTGGCTTCCAGCTCTGCTCTAATAAACTTTTGTTTTGTTAATTCTGTTCCTGCTTTTTCTAAGATATGCAGTGCTGTCTCTAAGTCTTCTTCTGTCAGCTTCGGATTACAAAGAAATGAAGTCAAATAGGGGGGCTCTGCTTCTAAATCATGTAAACTTCTTTCGATGATTCTTCTGACATTGTCTGTGTAAGCCTCAAGAGGGATATCTATTTCAATCTTCTTCATTCTTCCTCCTCGATGTATTCCATCTGGCTTGCAGAAACTTCGTAAGCTATCTTATCAACTACCTTACCTTCTCCAATTCGTTTCTGATATTCTCTGCTTTGAATACGTCCCCGTAACTGAATCCTGCTTCCCACTGTAAGGTTACCTGCATATCTCGCATTACGTCCCCAACATATGCACGGAATATAATCAGACTTGCCATAAGCCCTGTTTACAGCCAATAACACATCTGCAATTTCTCTTCCAAGAGGTGTTGTTCTATATACTGGCTCTTTACAGATATATCCATCAAGAAAAATCGTATTTGGATTTCGATTCTCTATACTGTCGATGAATTCAAGTTCCATCACGAATAAGGATAAAATCAGATGACTTCGATTGCCTTCTTGTTTGTTATACGAACGGAACTGTCCACGAGCTTCCAAAAACTGACCTATATGCGATTCACTCACATCAATAAGCCGTTCTGATACAAGTAACGGAATAATATCACTTGAGTGACTAAGTCTGCTCACTTTTAACTTCACAAAATAAAATCCTTCGCCAAAAACCTCATGGTTGAATTCAAAATCAGAGATAATTTCTCCTGCAATTACTGCCTGGTTATTTTTTAAAATTTTTTCTGTCATGTTTACTCCTTCTCCCCGGCATTGCCGGGGAATCAATGGCATATAGCTCCGTGTTCGCACATGGAGCGGTTAACAAGTTGCTGTAATGTAAAAATCCTCTAAAGAGGCGTGTCCGGCTTTAAGCGACTAAAATATTCTTCTATCTTTTCTGCTGTTTCTTCTGGATTCTCTGTATCAAAGGCAATATTAGCAATCTCTTTCATATGTCTTAAGTCTTCTCTCAAAACTTCTTCTTTTATTCCTTCTACAATCAGCACGAAATCCATCATGTAGTCCGCAAGATTCCCTTCCATCTCTACAGTCAATTTTTCAGTGTCTGTTTTTATCATTGTTATCTACCTCCCGTGAGCCTCTCTTCCAGTGCACCGTAATCATATTCACGCTGCTCAAAATTGTGAAATCCATTCCTGCTTGCCTGCTGCTTAGCGGGGTTCTCCTGCTTGCTATTACGTTCCCAAGTTCTCACACACGCCTTCCAGTCTTTCATTTTGTTCTTCCCCACCATCCAGTTCTTCGATGTGTAAAAATCTACGAAATACTCCGCATCGATACTGTTGTTTCTCTGCTCACAGTAATCCCTCACTTCCTGCACAGTCGGTGCTTTGAAGATTGTGCGTGTTTTTTTAGATATATCGTCAGATATATCTTTTTTTATCTTAGTCTCTGTCTTATATCTATTTATGTCAGCCTTTTGTACTTCCTTTGTACTTCTTTTGTGCTTCTTTTGTACTTCTTTTGTACTGTCATTTGTATTGTACAAAATGCAGTACTTAGTGCATGTCCCTCGCTTTTTTGAAGATATAAAATCAATCAACCCAAGTTGCTTCAACTCGTTCCTGGCACGAATAAAGGCTTTCTCACTAATACCCATTCTTTCGCTCAGACTTACGTTAGTGCGAGAGAACCATTGTTCCCAAACGCACCTATTGTTGATCATTAAAAGTGTATGAAAAAGCAATTGCGCATTTCCAGAAACGACGTTGCACTCGCAAAAATCGTAAAAATTATTGAGCATATCTAAATATGTCATAAGACTCCTTTCAGGACTCAATATTTAATTTTCTATGATTTGTTTTCTAAGTTACTTATACTGACCTCCACCCTCGGAGAGCCTGAATAAAATTTCTCTACAGACAACGAAACAATCTGCGTATCGTCATGATAAGCGACCTTGTTTAACGCATCTAAGATACTCTTTATAACATTATCTAAATCCGGCTTCTTTGTCGGCCGGATAAGACCGGCAAGCATCTGCTGCCGCTTTTTCTTACTCGTACTCTTTGCGATCGGGTAATATGCTATGATATTTGCTTTAAGCTCCTCATCCGCATCAAAGGGATGCGCCCCAGTCTGGTAGAAGCAAGTTTTTACTAGGTTCTCATAAAGAACTGTTCCCTCTGGGGTGTACGAGAATGTTCGACCGCCTGTATGTACGGTCCTGGCCCGGGCCTTTCCTTTCGGAGGTCCGGGCACTGTAAAATGAATTTCCGTCATTGCTTTAATCCTTTAAAAAAATGTCTGCTGGCCTTCTGGTGCCTGCGAACGTCCCTGATCAGATGCCGGCTCCTTTATAGCAGAAGCCACCACTTCCGGCTGTATCATTGCCTTTTCTTCGATTGCCGCAGCTTCTACCGGAGGAACATAAACCTCACCAGCAACATCTTCTGCAAATCCCTTTTCTTCTGCCGTATACATGCCGCCGAATGCCGAAGGAAATGCTTCCCTTAAAGCCTGTACCAATGCAACCTTGCGGATCATTGTAGATGGCTTCTTACTCCACTGGGCATTTAAGCTTCCGTCTTTCTTTCTACCGGCATATTCATCAAAAGAAACCTCTGCTTCGTATGCATGAGTGCGATCGGTGCGGTAAACTTTCGCCCATCCTCCGAGAATCTCTTCGGAAGGCAGCTTAAAACAACCGGTTCTATGTATTATTTCCTGTGTCTGTGCATCAAGAACAATGATTCCGGCTTCGAAACCATCGTAATTATCATTTGCCTCTGCACGTTTCATATAAGCTTCTTTACCGATAACCATCGTTGCTGGCTCACTTCCGTACTTAATGCAGTACGCTTCTTTTGCCCACGGATTAAGGCCACTGTTCTTGCAAAGATTCATAAACATGATAACTTCATCTACTGTGACGTTATCCTTGTTTCCGGAAACCATATACTGCTTTACAATCTCCGGAGTAAGTTCAATCTTCATGTCTCCTACCTCGTAAGAAGCGGACTGAACATTCTGAAAAGCTTCTGTTCTCTTTTTTGCCAATGTGTTTGATACTGCCATTTATAATTCCTCCTTCTCTAAAATCTCTACTTTCTCAGCATTGTTCTTTAATTTTATTAACACTTCATTTAAGTAAGCATACTGTGTTTCGTTCGCTGTAATCTCAATCACTACTCTTTTACGTCTGAGTTTTGCAGCCTGCTCTTGATAACTTTCTGCGATAGCCGGCTGCTGTGTAACAATACCTGCCGGATCCGGCTGTTTTTCCGGAATAGGGGCAGACTGTACCTTACCGGCCATTTCTACCCTGGCGGCCTCTTCTTTTCTCCTGCGCTCTTTTTCTTCTGCTTCCTGTTTCTTTTGTTCTTCGTAAAGGGCTTTCTTCTTTGCTGTATCTTCAAGCTGCTGTTTTTTTGCCATTGCCGCCATAAGGTCAAAGTCTTTTAAATACTCTTCCTTCATCTCATAGATATAAGGACTGTTTTCTGCATTGATAATCTTTAAATCCCCGTCTACCTTTTCCCGGATAGTGATAATCTCCTCTTTTATGGATTTTAATGTTGTAGAGACGTTCAGCCAGGATTCTTTAAAAATCTTATCAAAAGGAATTGTTCTGTCCAGATCACCGATGCACTCCTTATAAATCTCTTTGACTTTTGCAAGCTTCTCCTGCCTTAATCCTTCTTCATATCCTTTTACCTGTGTATCGATATTCTCGATTGCTCCATTGATGATCTCAACCAGTTCTTTTTCCTTTGAAGCAAAATCATCATAAGGAACCATGATTTCTTTCTTAATCTCTTTTCTCTTATTCTCAAGAGCAGTAACAAGCTTTCTTAAGTTTGCTCTGTCCTGCTTTGCATCTTTTATCTGGTCATCGCTATAAACGAGATTCAGATAATCGCTTGATTTCTTTGTGATTTCTTCTTTTAACTCTTCAAAATTCCAATCAATTGCTTTTAAAAAGCCGTCTGCCTGTGGGTTATAAATCTTTAACTCCATTTGATTACCCCTCCTTCTATATTTCCGGAAGAAGAAGCCCCGGCTCCTGTCCGCTTTGCAGGCTGTGCCAGAACGTTTCCTCTTCGTTTTTTAACATTTCAATATCATCAAGCACTTCTTCCCTTTCAATGTAGTAGTGCTTTGTTGTAAGTCTCACTTCGCCATCACGCACACTTTTTAATTGTGCCTTCAGCACGACAAAATCATATTCCGTAACCAGCAGGTAGTGGAGGACCTGTATGTAATAGTTGTCCGGTATCTGGTTATCCCACTTTTGCCACTGCACGGACTGCAGTATGTTCGAGGTTTTAATTTCTAAGATACCTCTTCGTCCTTCACTGTCTATCAATTCTCCGTCCAGGGAAGCGTGTGCCCAGGGATATTTTTTATTAATGAGCATGTTGTTGTCGTAATACTCAACCGTATATTCCGGATAGTCTAAAGCAAACAATGCTCTAAGCAGCGGCTCTGCATCGTTTCCATACTTGACATATGATTTGCCCGAAATATCCACAGGAGACATCTGTCCTTTCTTCTCCATCCACAGTTCCTGGTTTGTTTTATACGGATTTAATCCGAGGATAGCAGAGGCATCGGAACCGCCGATGCCCTTACGATTTACCAGCCACTCTTCCATGGAATCAAATTGGATTCTTGCGAGGTTCGGAGTAATTTTGATTGTTTTCATCTATGTACTCCATTCTTTTTCATATCCATCGCGATTAACTCTGTCAAAGCTGCCTTGCGTCTCAGTAGTAGAAACGATGTAGGCTCCTGTTCCAGAGCCGATTCATTTTGGCTATATTTTTTCAGTAAAAAATTAATTATCATCTTCCTCACCTGCCAGTTTTTCAAGATACAAAATACATTCATTATATGTAGCTTTCTGCTCCTCTGGTGCGTTATTATACATATAAAATTGCTTATCCCATTCTTTTTCCTCAGAGATTTCGCCCTGCATAGCAATTACTTCTGTTGAGTAGTTACTATGTCTAAAAATGACACAGTTTCCCGCCTGCTGTGCTGCGTATACTTTTTCAAGCAAATTCTTAATCTCTTCTAATCCTAAAAACTTGTTTTCTTCTGTGGTCATAATTTCTCCTTTTCTTTTCCTCTATCATGAGGTATACTTTAAGTGCTTTATTTTCTATGTGCCCATTGGGAGTTGCCGCTCCCGCAGGCACATTTTTTTCATATTCCTTGGTTTTGTCTGTAAACAGCTTTCATAAATGTTGCGGCTGCCTGCTTAAACGCTTCCATTCTCCGTTGTCTTTCTTCCTCCGGAATATCAGGCTTGTGAATACGAATAACACAATTTTCACGTTCCAAAGTGATTACTTCTTTTTCCATTCAATTGCTCCTCATTTATGTTCATATTCATGTTTATGTACAACAGCTTGTCTGTCTTCTATTTTTATTGGTTCTTGATTAATTATCCCCCTCCTATCCTGCTTTCTCATTGTCTCTGGCGATTGCTTCACCTGTCATTAGCCCGTCCATAAAGGCGTTAACAAGCATCTTCCCCATCGCACCTAACTCGGAATACATCTGCATAAATTCTTTTCCGTCTTCAATATCTGCCTGTGTCAAATACTTATATCCTGCCTGTGTCATATGTATCTCTCCTTTCTTTGTTTGTTGATTGTAAAACAATTATACGTCGATATAAAACATTTGTCAATACATTTTTGTTGATTTTTTCAACACTTCATGTTATATTGTTGATGAAGGGAGGACTTGCATGAACGAAAGAATAAGAGAATTAAGAAATGCGTTAGGAATGACGCAACAAGATTTCGCAAAAAAAATTGGAGTCAAAAGAAATACAGTAGCCACATATGAAATGGGAAGAAGCATTCCTAGCACTTCTGCTATTTCGCTCATTTGCGAAAAATTCGATGTTAATGAAGAATGGCTTCGAAATGGCGAAGGGGAAATGTTTGTTCAAAGATTGCCGGAAGATGAATACACTAAGGCGGCTCTTATGTTAAAAAAGGACAATGATAAATTGGCTATGCAAGCGGTTGTGGAATACTGGAAACTTTCTCCACAATCCAAGGCTGCTATAAGAGAATACATTATGAATGTATCTAGTAAATTAAAAGAAGAGTAGCGCAACGCTACCCTTCTTTTTTATTTAAGCTTCAAATAAAGTTTTTATGCAAGTATATAAAACTTTAATGTCCTCTAATGATAATTCCTCTATTTTTTCTATATTTCCCCTGATATACTCCTCATATCGTTCTTTTAATGTCCTTTCCTCTTTTTTCATAATTATGTACGCTCCTTTCTAGCAATATATTTCAATCAATTCTTTCTTCGTCATTTTGCTCCTTTCACATTCTTCTGCTAATATGGTTCATTTTTCGATACATTATATGATTATTTTATCATACTTTATCAAGGATATGTAGTAGTGTCCGTATACACGGACACTTTTTTACTTATATGGTGATTCATATAAATCCGATATGGTCATCTCCAATTTCTCAGCAATTATTTCTAATACATCCAATCTGGGACTTATTTTTCCTGTAGCAATATCGTTTAAAGTTGAATGACTAATTCCTGTTAATTTTTCTAAACCTCGAAAAGATATTTTTTTCTCCTGCATGGCTTCTGTTAAAAGCACTCTCATTACCATTCTCCTTTCTATTAATGAGGTTTAGTTTTTGCTCTTTTTCAGAATTCTATACAACCAAGAACATTCATTCGATTTCTTGTTACAATTATACTACTCGAACATTTGTACGTCAATTAGTAACTTTTCCCTGATATTAATAGTATGACAGATTCGGTAAATTAACATTTTCCTCCTTTCGAAATCAGTGTACTAAATTTAAAATCAAAAGAATTTTTGTAAGAAAAAAATAATACACCATTAAATTCACAAATGAATTGCCAGTTCGTTTGTGCCCATTCAATATGTATAAATTTTTCGTTTTGTCGGCATTTTTTGCAAAAAAATTTATTTTCATGCATTTTCACAAAATCACTTATAAAATCTTCCGTTTCTTATATACATCTCACCATATTTAGTGTATAATTGCACTTATAACTATTTAAATTTTTATTCATACGAGGAAAAGGAGAAAAAACTTATGAAAAAGAAATTATTAGCACTTAGTTTAATTGCAGTAATGTCATTATCATTTACTGCCTGCGGTGATGGAAATACAAGCTCTTCATCTGATACTAAAACAAAAGTCGAAGCTACTACTGCCGCTCCAGAGGCTGCCACAGAGAAAAACAAAGAGTCTTATCAGTCTATTTTAGATAACTATACTCAGAAGCTTAAGGATGCTACTCCTGGCTTAGTAGATGAATTTAATAAAGAAGCCTCAGAAAAATCCAAAGATATAAATGCTCTCGCCGAAATTTGTAACTCAAAAGTTGAAAAATTGGCTGAGATTTGTAATACTGGTGTTGGAGAAATGGCAGATCTTATGAATAAAAACGGAGATGACTACTCCAAATACGAAGAATGGGCTAAAAAGCTTCAAGATGTTTATACTACACAATCTAAAGAAATTCAGGATGCATATACTTCCGTTGCTACCGGTCAATAATGTTTGCACCGGTACGCTGGTATTTCTTATATGCAAAAGGGCAGTTCATCCGCTGCTCTTTTCTCTTGCACATATGTTCTATCTATCGTATAATTATTTTACAAATAAAAAATCCGGTACTGGCAATACCGGATTCGTAACTTATCAACCAGGATGATTGATAATAAACACAGATAAATTATATCATACATCCTGCCGTTTGCATAGGGTGTATTTTTTATACCCTTTTTAGGGAGGCAATCAATGTATAATGATTCAAAAGGCATTTATTTAATGTATCTCAGAAAATCACGTGCTGATGAATATAATCAAGATGTCGAAAATATTTTAAAACGACATGAAAAAGAACTTCAATCACTTGCCAAGCGTGAGTTTGGTGAGCTTATTCCTGAAAAATATATTTTTAGAGAAGTAGTCTCTGGCGGGACCATCAAAGACAGACCTCTAATGAAAGAAATTTTAAAAATGATGGAATCCGGGATAATAGCAGGAGTTCTTGTTGTTGATCCCCAGAGGCTTTCTCGTGGCGATTTATTGGACCAAGGACATATAATCAATGCATTTAAATATACTAATACTTTAATTATAACGCCCTATAAGACTTATGACTTAAACGATACTACCGGAACAGATATGAAATTACTGAAAATGGAATTGAATCACGGGGCCGACTACCTGGATTATTATAAGATGGTTCAAGCAAGAGGAAAGCTGGCATCTGTGCGAGCTGGTAATTTCATTCAACCTATTCCACCTTTTGGCTATAGAAAAGTACGTTATGGCAAAGTAAGCACTTTAGAACCCATAGAGGATGAAGCCAGAATCGTGCAAATAATATTCCAGAAGTATGCCGAAGGGAAAACAATATGTGGGGTTACAAACGAATTAAATGCAGAAGGATATATACCTCCTAGCAAGCAGATATGGACTAAAGGAAGCGTGAAACGGATTTTATCAAATCCTGTGTATGACGGAAAAATACGATGGGGATTTACCCCTAATAAAACGGTAATGGAAGATGGAAAATTAAAAAAATATCGCCCCGAAAGACACGATTATCTATTATTTGATGGGAAGCATGATGCAATAGTTAATCACGGTTTGTTTATGTCTGTTCAGGAACGTCTGTCTAAAAATAAATCCTTTACGAATGACCGCTCTTTAAAAAATCCACTTTACGGAATTATGTACTGTAAAAGATGCGGCAGAAAAATATCAAGACTAAATGTAACAGAGTCACGAGGTGGGCATCGTTACGCATGTCCTAACAAATTATGTGATGTTCAATCATCGAGATATGATTTAGTAATAAATGCTGTCATTGACGCAGTTCAGTGTGCTATAGACGATTTTGACATCACCGTTCATGAGTGTAATGTATCTGATTCAAGCGAAAAGATTCGGGGATTGCGCCAGGAGTTAACCAAACTAAACAGCAAAGAGGAAACTCTATTTGAACTACTTGAAACAAAAGTATATTCAACCAGTATTTTCACACAACGCCATGCAGAGTTAGAGAAAAAACGACAAGAAATCCTTGGCAAAATCAACACTCTCTCCCTAATACCCCCTCCTGAATCTTGTAACGACAAGAAAATGCGTTTTAAAGATGCACTTCTTGCTTTAAAAGATGAATCTATGCCCCCAAAAGAAAAAAATCATTTATTAAAGAAATGTATAGAAAGAATTGATTATGATATAGAGGGAGTAAGATATCACTCAAAAGTCAAATTGGATGTTTATTTTAAATTTTAAGCGAGGTGTTTCAAAATGCAGGAAAATGAAACTTATGTAATCTATTTGAGAAAGTCTCGTGCAGATAGCGAAAAATCTAGTTTAGAAGAAGTATTTGCAAAACACGAATCAGAACTCCAGTCACTCGCTGAACGTACTTTAGGCCATCGTATTTCTGAAGATAAAATCTTTCGAGAGGTTGTATCTGGCGAAACAATCACAGATAGACCTGTTATATCTCAGATATTAAAAGTAATGGAGTCAAAAAAAATTAAAGGGGTATTTGTTGTTGATCCACAACGTTTAACACGTGGAGATTTGCTTGATAAGGGGCATTTAATTAATGTATTTAAATATACTAATACAAAAATCATCACTCCTTATAAAACTTTTGATTTAAATAATGACTTTGATTTGAAGCTGTTTAAGATGGAATTAGATAAGGGTTCTGATTATCTTGAATATTATAAAATGATTCAAGCAAGAGGACGTATTGCTTCTGTAAGATCTGGACAATATATCGGGAGTACCGCTCCGTATGGTTACGATAAATATTCTTACAAAGAAAATAAGCACACAGTAAATACTTTGAAGCCTAATTCTGATGAGGCAACGGTTGTTCAGCTCATCTACCATTTATATGTAAATGAATCGCTGAGTTACGCTGCCATTGCAAACAAATTAAATACCATGAACATAAAACCTAGAAAATCTACCTCTTGGAGTCCATATAGTTTAAAAGAAATTTTACACAATCCGGTATATATTGGTAAGGTTAGATGGAATCGCAGGAAAACTGTAATGAAATACAAGAACGAATCTTTACTTAAAACAAGGCCTATAGCCTTGAATGATTTTATTATTTCAGATGGCATTCATGAAGCTATCATTGATGAAGCTCTTTTTGATTCTGCCCAGAACCGTAGCGGCAAATCTCCTAGAAATCATAGTAGCAGTAAACTTAAAAATCCTCTCGCCGGATTAATGTTTTGCGGTAATTGTGGCCGAGCAATGAGTTACAAGACATATAAGAATAATGCCGGAAGCGAAAAGCAGCCTCCTCGATACTTATGCAATAATCAATCTAATTGCCATACTAAATCAGTAAAAGCAACAGATGTTATAAATCAAATAATTAGTGCTCTTGAATGCTATATTGAAGATTTTAAAGTTAAATTAGAAAATGATGACGGAAATTCCTTCAATGTTCGCTCTCAAATTATTTCTGTTTTAAACAAACAATTACAAGACCTGGAGGTTCGAGAAGAAACGCAATATGAAATGTTAGAAAACAAAATTTATACTCCAGAATTATTCAAAAAGCGGCGGCAAAAG